GGCCCTCTACGGAGAGCAGACCCTCATGGCCAAACAAGCCGCCGACCAAGCCAAGAGCAAGGCCGCCGGCAAAGTCTCGTCCGCGAAAGCAGCAAGTAAAACGCCCACACCTGTAAAGCCGATCAGCGCGCCGAAAACTTCGACCAAAGGCGCGTCCAAAGTGACGCGCGACAGAATGCTCGCCTCGGGTCGTCTTGATGACGTTGCCGATTTTATGAGCGAAGCGCTGTTCGGATAAACCCAACAAAACTTAGAAAACTCTAAATACCATGTCAGCTCCCGCAGGAACTCTCTTCCCAGCAGTTGGCAACCGCGAGGATCTCCTCGACGTGTTGACCGTTGTTGATGCGAAGAACACCCCCATCTCCAGCTCGGTCGCCAAAACTGGCGCCGACATCACCAATCCCTCCGTCTACTCCTACCTCGCGGATTCCTACAACACGCCCTCCACGGACGGCGTTGTCGATTCCGCCGACGTGTCTGAGTTCTCGGATGCCACCGCCAACCGCGTCCTCCTGAGCGCCCGCGCGCAAAAAATGAGACGCACCGTCCGCGTCAGTGACTTCCAAGCGAACCTCGCCGATGTCGCCGCGATCGGCCGCAAAAAGGAATTCGCCCGCGCGACCGCCAAGGCTCTTACTGAGCTGAAGCGCGACATCGAGGCGACCATCAGCTCCGACAACGACTCCGTTGAAGGCTCCGGCTCCGTTGCGTACAAAACGCGCGGCCTCGGCTCCTGGATCGCAAGCGGTGCGCAATCTGATTTGCCCGTCCCGGCATCTCAGCGCACGCCGTCCGCGTCGCTCAACAACACTGCGACCGCCTCGCTTACCGAGACCAACCTGCAGAACGTCTTGCAGTCGATCTACGAGCAGACTGGTTCGCAGGATCGCCTGATCTTGGTTGCTGGCCCGAGTCTCAAGAAGGCCATCACCAACTTCACGCGCTTCACGGTGAACAGCACCTCGAACGTGTTCAACCTGCGCCAGACTGCGCAGGCCGCCAGCAGCGACCGCTTGATCTCCAATATCTCGTTCTACGAGGGAGATTTTTCGACTGTCGAAATCGTGACGAGCCTATTTTTGGCTGCCAACGCTTCGACTGACGCCGAGAAATACGCCCGCGGCTACGTTATGAGTCCCGAGCATTTGATGTTACGTTATGGCCGCCGCCCGCGCTTCCAAGAGCTGGAAGACCAAGGTGGTGGACCTCGCGGTTTGGTGGACGCCATCGTCTCCCTCGCCGTCATGTCGCCCAAGGCCATGGCGAAGTTCAACGCGACTGCCTAAGTCAAACTCTTAACAACTAACTAGAAAAAACTAATCAGATGAAAGTGTTTGAACTTCCCGCAGAGACCAAAGCCGCCACCGGCTACACGCACAAGGCCGTTGTTACCCACACCGACCTCACCGAGTCCACCGCCGACACCGACCAGACGCTCTCGCTTCTGGCCTTGGCCGCCGGCGACGTGGTCACCACGGCCGCTTGGAAACTGGTCACGCCCTTCAAGGATGCCAGCGACAGCGCACTCAACGACACCAAGGTTCAGCTCGGTGACAGCTCCGACGACGACGAATACGTCGCCGCCACGCAGGTCAACGAGAACGGCACCGAAGTCCTCTTCGCCGCCGCCGCTCCCGCCTCCGTCCCGTTCGTTTACACGGCGGCCAACGCAGTCGAACTCTTGGTTGAATCGATGACGGCCAAAAGCCTCAGCAACATCGACACCGGTGAACTTCACGTTTACCTGGGCGTCGCCAAACTGAGCGACCTCTAAGCGTCTTAACACACTGCGGCCCCAGCAATGGGGCCGTAGGAGTTAGGATGTCATCAGAAATCTTCGGCGATCTGGTCGCCGACATGGATGGCGAGCTGGCCCAGCTCGTCCGGGATGAGCTGAAGACCGGCTGGCATGCCCAGCAAGTCATGGCCGGCATCCAATCCACCCGCGCCAAGCAGCTCAACGACCAGATCGAGCACTGCACCGTCGATGGTCTCGGCCAGCATGTCATGGACGTGCCGGCCGATGCTTATTTTGCGTGGCAGCAACACCTTGGCCGCGACTGCTGGGGCGACAAATCGTTCCGCTCTTGGTTCCTCAAGAAAAACCCGCAGTGCGCGGTCAACTACACTCCACGCAATCCCACCATCCTCGTCCCATGACTCTTAAACGAGAAGACCTCACCAAGATCATCGGCGACATCGACCAAGCCGATGCGGACGGCAGTCAGTATCAGCAGCGCAAGGTCAAAAACTTCAACACCCGCTACTGCATCTGGCCGGGGCAGACCGACGACGGCCGCAAGCACCAGAGCGCCTACGGTCAAAAGATCTTCCCGTGGGAAAATAGCAGCGACGTTAAGATCTTCCTCAGCGAGCAGATCATCCGCGAGCGCGTCATCTCCCTCGTCAACGCCTTCTTCAAGGCCCGCGTCCAAGTCCAGCCGGTTGAGTCCATGGACATCGACAAGCGCAATGCCGCTGAAAGCGTCCTCAAGTGGCTCCTCTTCAGTCACTGCCTAGATGACCTTCGGCGCGAAGTCCGCCTCGCCGCCGAGATGCGCGAGACCTACGGCCTCGCCATCATGGCCATCGACTGGGAGCAGCAGACCCGCGTCGAAATCAAGAGCTTCACCATGGAAGAGGCCATGATGATGCTGCAGGAATCCCAAGACCCCAACCTCCAAGCGCTGCTTGAGGTCATTCTCGACCCAGAGCAAGAAGAACTCGCCGCGCAGTTGATGGGCGAGATCGTCCCCGAGCTGGCCTCAACTGTCAAAATCCGACAGTTCCGCGAAAAGGGCGAAGTTGAATGGGAGCAGCCCTACATTTTCTCCAGTAAGCCGGTCGTCCGTTCTTTGGAACCGTGGGAAGACATCATCTTCCCCATCCAGACCGACAGCATCCAGCGCGCCCCCTTTGTCGCCCGCCGAGAACTCCTCAGCGAGTTTGAACTCCGCGAGCGCGCCACCTTGGAGGGCTGGGACAGCGAGTGGGTCGAGCGCGCCGTCAAGCACAAGGGCGAGCTGAAGCGCATCCACCTGAACATCCACCGCTCAGACAACTTCCTCTTTGAGCAGCTCCGCGACCTCATCGAAGTCTGGCACGTCTACAAAAAGGAGCACGACGACCGCACCGGCGCCACCAAGGTCACCAGAACGGTGCTTTCGTACAACATCACCGACAAGCCCGCTCTTCATGAGCTGATGCCTTACGACCACGCGCAGTATCCCTTCGTCGAACTCCCGCGCGAACGCAACACCCGCCCGCTCCTCGAATCCCGCGGCATCCCCGAAATCGTAAAAACGGCCCAAGAAGAGATCAAGGTCCAGCGCGACTTCCGCGTAGACCGCGCCAGCATCAGCATCCTCCCGCCGCTCAAGACGCCCGCCGCCCGCGGAAAATTCGACCTCGTCCTCGGCCCCGCCATGCAGATCCCCGAGCGCCGCCCCGGAGAAGTGTCGTGGATGGCCCCGCCGCCGTTCGACCAAGGCAGCATCGAAGTCGAAGCCGCCACCCGCGCCGACATCGACCGCTACTTCGGCCGGATGACCGAAGCCGTCAACCCCAACATGGCGATGCTGCACATGCAGGAGCTGGTCGATAGCTGGCTCATCGACATGAAGCTCGTGATGGCCCAGGTCATGGCCCTCAGCCAGCAATACATGACCCCCGAGGAGGTCGCCCGCATCACCGGCAACGAGCAGCTCCAATTCAACGCATCGCCCCAAGACATCCGGGGCCGCTTCGACATTACCGCTGAGTTTGACGCGCGCCTCCTCGACAACGAAGCCCTTGGAGCAAAGCTCGACTACCTCGCCAAAGTGCTCGTCCCCTTGGACAGCTTCGGCGTCATCGACCGGGCTGGCCTTGTGAAATACATGTTCCAAGCCGTTGACCCGAATCTTGCTGGCCTCTTGGTGCAAGACATCGGCGCCGCCACCGCCGCCGAGCAAGAAGACGAACAAACCGCCTTCGCAAAAATCGCCGCAGGCACCGAACCCCCGCTCAAGGAAGGCGGCCAAAACGCCCAAGTCCGCCTGCAAACCCTGCAGACGATCATTCAGTCGAATCCCGCCGTCCAGCAGCGCTATCAGCAAGACGAAATCTTCCGCAGCATGATCGACGCCCGCGCACAGGCTTTCCAGTTCCAACTGCAACAGCAGCAAAACGCAGTCATCGGCCGCACCGGCGCCCAGCCCGCGCTCCAAAAGATGGCGCAAGACCAGCAACTCGGCATGACCGCCGCACCCGCCGCCTAACCGTATGCACCCCAACGTCTCAGTCAGAAACATCGCCGGTCTCAACATACCGCAGCATAACGCGGTTGAGCTGAACTACGTCTCCACGACAAACAACCTTTCCACGGTGGTCTACAAGGAAGGCAGCCAGACTGTCGCCACGCTCACCTTCACCTATGTCGGCGGCACGCCGTCCTCGGATGACGCCAACATCGCCACTGTCACCCGAAGCTAATGGCCATTAAGTTCAATCCGCTGACAGGCAACTTCGACTTCACCGGCTCCGGTGGCGGCGGCGGATCGTCGTATATCGACGGCGAGGTGCAAAACTTCAGCGCACTACCCACCGCCAACCCGCCAGCCGTAGACAGCGCCTACCTCGTCCGCGAACCCGAAGGCACTTGGCTCATCAACCGCAAGCCCGCGGGCATCTACATTCGTGTTGCCACCACCGGAACACGCGCAACTGACTGGACCTACGCGGGCATTCTGCCGGATGTCTTCAACGACGCCAACTTCCTGCTCTACGACAACGGCGACAGCTCCAAGAATCTAGCCTTCCAACTCTCCGGCATCACCACCGGCAGCACCCGCACGCTGACCGTGCCGGATGCTTCGGGAACCATCGCCCGCACCGAAACCTTCGCCGCCCCGCCAGCCATCGGCAACACCACGCCCGCCGCAGGGAGTTTTACCACGCTATCAAGCAATACGGGCACGATCACCGCAAGCACGCCGCTGGCCGTGACGCAAACGTGGAACAACTCCGCAACATTCTTCCGCGTCATAGAGACCAACATAACAAACACGCAAAGCCAAACCGAAAGCTATCATCTGGCGTGCAATGTCGGTGGGTCGCTAGTCGCATACATCCGCCGCGATGGCCGCATTGTTGGCACTGGAAACGTCTATGGAAGCGCTGGGCTGGAATCGGCCTTATTGCCGCAAGGCGTTGCAGTCGGCAACGCATCGTATATTGGTTTTTGCACTAATTCGTTTGCCAACGACACCGGCGGCGACCTCCGCCTATTCCGAGACGCCGCCAACGTCCTCGCCCAGAGAAATGCGGCGAATAGCCAAGAATCCCGCCTCTATTCGACCTTCACGTCGAGCACGAACTACCAGCGAATGACGGTCAAATCCGTCAAACAAACCCTCTCCGCGCTCTCCGGCGCCTCCGCCACCACCACCGGCACCTTCATCCCTGACGGCGCCGTTGTCGTCGGCGTCACCACCCGCGTCAGCACGCTCCTCACCGGCGCCACCGGCTACACCATTGGCGACGGCACGGATGCCGACCGCTGGGGCGACATCACCAGCACCGCTGTCGGCACCACCAGCGACAACCGCGACTGGACCGCTGGCACCATCGAATGCTTCACCGCCGGCGGCAACATCACGCTTACCGCCAAGACCAGCAACTTCACCGCCGGTGCCATCGAAATCTCCGTCTTCTACCTCGCCGGAGAAGCCGACTAGCACTTTATGAGCCTCATTACCATCCCAACCAACGAACCGCCCGCCGCCCAGCGCATCGCGCTTGAGCTGCTCGGCAAGATCAACGCCCAGATCGACAGCCGCGTCCAAGCCCACAAAGGCATGTGGAGCGACTTCTGGCAAAACAACGCCGCGACACCGGAGGAAATCCTCGCCGCGATGGGAACCAACGCCCACTTGATGCTCGGCAGCGCCGTCGAAAGCGTCCGCCACATCGACGCCGTCGCCCAGCTCGCCGGCAAAACCGCCGCCGACTTCCTCGAACCCGAAGAAATCAACGGCCTCCGCCCCATGACCGCCAACCCAGACGGCACCGTCACCCTGCAATGAACACCGTCACCCTAACCGCCGAACAAGCCCGCCTCGTCATGCAGTGTCTTGATCTCGCCGTCAAAACCGGCGGGCTGAATGCCGCCGCGCAGATCCTGCCGCTGGCTACGAGCATCGAGAAGCAGCTCACGGAGGAAGCACCCGCTGCTGAATAATGAGGACTGTCACCTTACAGTCTATCCTCCTCCGCGCTTGGCAACGCGCCGGAAACGATGGCAGCGACATCGCTAACATCCCATCCGGCGCCCGCACCATGATGGTCGCCGCCGCCAACGAACGCATAGCCGACTGCTGGGAATGGGCCGATTGGCCAGAACTCATGCGCGTCGAAAGCCGCACCGTGCAGGGCGATGCTACGAACGGCTATTACATCGACTACGAGCAGAGCGGCCAGACCGCCATGGGAGAGGTCTTTGGCGTCCTAAGAGACAACCCTGCAACCCACGCCGCTCCCCGCGCCATTGGCTTTACGCTCCTCGGAGATGCCATTCGCTTCCCCGAAGACACCGACCTGCCAACTAGCGTCTGGGTCAACTACCGCGTGCGTCCGACCGAATACAGCGCAAGCAACCTCTCCGCGACAGTTCCCGCCGTCATCGCCAAAGCAGTCGCCCTCATGCTGACCTCTGATCTCCTCACCGAAGACGGCCAGCTCGACAAGGCACTCGCCATGGAACAGCTCGCCGAGTCCGAGCTGATCAGCCAGCGCGACAAATATTACTTTCAGCAGGGCCAACCCTCCATGTGGACCGCCCGCGTCAACCAATACTAAATTATGCACCCGAATACCCGCATCACGAACCGCACGTCCGGCAGCCAATTCATCGGCGACACCAACACCGTCACCGCTGACATCGTCTCCATCGACGTGATGACCGACACCAAGTTCCACACGCTGACCGGCAACCTGACCGGCGCCGCGAACGCCACCGAGGCCAGCGCCGCGCTCATCAAGGCGGGCACGACCCTCGACGGCTTCTTCAGCGCGATCAAGCTGCACAGCGGGACCGTCATCGCTTACCGGAAGTAGCCATGAGTCTGCTGCATAGCCATATGAGCACGGTCGAGCGCGGGGCGCTGGGGACGTTTGCCAGCATCGGCTCGGCGGCTGTCTCGCTGGTTTCGCAGCTTGAAGTCTACCTCCGAGTCGCCGGCCTTTGCGTCGGTCTGGCAGTCGGTGTGGTCACTTTAATTTCGGTCCTTCACGACCTGCGCAGAAAACAAAAAGAGAACAAATGAGAAACTGGAAAACAACGACCATCGGCATCCTCACCATCATCATCGCCTTGGCGACCGGAGCCAAGGAATACCTCGCCACGGACGCGCTGCCCGACCTCGGACTCATCGTCACCTCGATCCTCGCTGGCTGGGGCTTGGTGCAGGCCAAGGACAACAACGCCCGACTGTAATGAAATGCCGCCCGCAGTTCGCCGCAGCAATGGCCATCGCACTCATCCTTGGTGGATGCGTGACCATTCCTCTTCCGCCGATGGACGGCGAGAAGACGCAGGCGGGCGACTGGGGGTCGATCAAGGTGATGATTACCTACGTTCCCAATATCACGAACCTCTACAACTCCTACAAGGAGTGGAAAAAGCCCGAACAATGAAAAACTTCCTAGAGCGCCAACTCGTCCGCCTGCTGCTTTCGCGCGGCGGTCCCCTGCTCCAAAAGCTGGTCACGGCCGCCGCTGCTGCTGCGCTGACTTACATTGCCACCAAGAGCGGCCTCGACATCCGCGCCCTGGGCGTGAACGAAGCGGTCATCGCCGGCATCATCTGGGGCATCCTCGACATCGCCGTCACGCGCCTCCCCGCGAACATCCTCAAAGACTACGGCAAGCAAATCCAAGCGCTTCTAAACGCCCACGGTCGCGGCGTCTTGCTCAAAGAAGACGGCTACGTCGGACCCGTCACCGTCGAAGCCGCCGCCGCTGAACTAGCCAACCCGCGATGATCCCGAGCGCCCGCCCCAAGCAAAAGAAGGAAGCGACCGCTGCGCTGCTCAAGCAGCACAAGGTCAGCGATCCTGTCGTGCTGGTCGGCGTGCGCGGCTACTACAGCAAGCTCGACAAGAAGCCCGGCAACTCGCGCGGCATCTACGACGACGCCCTCATCCTCATCAGCAGCGGCGGCGACGTGCACGCCACGTTCAATGCCTCGGTCGATCCCGACCGCTACGGAAAGAATCCCAAGATCAACAAGCCCTATGCCGTCCTCAAGCCCGGAGTCTGGAAATACAAACTCGGACTGCATGGCATTCGGCGCGGCAACCCTTACCGCGCCTTGGTCCAAGCAGCTCCGGTCACCGTCCTCCGCGACGACAAGGAAGAGACCGGCTGGTTTGGCATCAACGTGCATCGCGGTGGCCCCGCCACCAGAGGGCCAGGCAGCGAAGGCTGCACTGTTGTCCCGCCGGGCACCCAATGGAACGCCTTCATCGCTTTGGTTGAAGCCGAAATGAAACGCAACAACGCCAAAACCGTCAGCTACGTCTTGACCCAACCCAGAAAAGATACCGCCTAACATTATGCCAAGAACAATTCCACAACTCACCGACGCCACAACCGTCAACGCCGCTGACGAACTTATCATCCAGCAGGGTGGCATCACCAAGCGAGCCACCGGCGCTGAGCTGGCCAAGGGGCTGAACACGATCAACGGGACGGTCAATGTCAAAGACTTTGGCGCAGTGGGCGATGGTGTGGCGGATGACACGGCGGCGATACAAGCCGCTATCGATGCAAACGCTGGAAAAGCCATTTATTTCCCAAGCGGAATTTACAAATTTAGCCAGCAACTTCGTATTAAGCGCAACAACACTTGTCTCATAGGCGATGCCCGCAATGCGTGCCAGCTTTGGTATTTTGCCAACACTGACCAGCCGGCCGTGCTAATTCAGTCAGAGAGCGGAAACGCAAGTCATCCAGACATATCTGGAGTTGTGGTCGCCAACCTTGGTTTCAATAAACTCTCAGCCACAACACAGAACAGCATCTGCATTGAGTTTGATCGCGGCCTTAGCTGCTCGATGACCAACTGTTATGTGAGCGGGTTTCCATCCGCAATTATTACATCAGGTTGCCGTAATTGCTATTTTTCCAACTTATCGCTCAACGCACGCAACTTTGTTTCTAATACCCCTATTGGCTCTGCGTCTGTGGTCACAATAAGAAACTCGACGACCAGCGGCGGCATCACTGGATTTACGATTGTCTACGACAACTGTATGATTGGAGCAACCTTTACGTCCGGTCGAGCAGTAACTGTAAGCGGAAATGACTACGCAGCTTTTTCCAACTGCTACATTTCTGGAGCGACGTCCGAAATGGTAAATATCGTTGGCGCTGGAGATCACACTTATGACTGTTGGTTTGACCAATGCTATTTCGATGGGGCGCTGGCATACAACAACGCCACCGACCAAAACGCCGATGGTATAGTAACGGCGGCAGATTCTCCAACGCCGCTTGGCGTTCACATCCGCGAAAACTCTCCCACGGCTACTCGGAACGCCATCCACAACTTTACGGATTGCACCTTCGGGCAGATGGACAATGCCATGTATATCGACGAAGAAGCTGCAACAGAAATTGGAATTGTAGGATGCCGCTTCCGTTACTGCTTTGAGGACGGTATTTCTTGCGCGTCAAACGACGTTGACCTGCGCGTGGTCGGATGCACGTTCCGCGACTGCATTCAAGAAGTTGCCGACAGATCATGCATCAGACTTGTTGATGCAAGTTCTGCTGTTATCAGCGGAAATGTGTTTTACTTTCCGACCAACGACAGTAGTGGAAATCCAATTTCATACAAGGCCAACACATACATTGTTCTATTGGGCGCATCTTGCTCGGCAACGGCAATTTCTATTACAGGAAACACGTTTACCAGCAATCATGCGAACATATTGGACTTCGTTGATGGCGGAGCCTCGGTTACAAGTTTGGTCGTTTCTGGCAACGCTTCTAATAATTCTTTGAACACTGTTATGGGGGGGCGTTTCGGCAATTCGATAAATTCTAACACCAACACGCTTGATTGGTATCAAGAAGGAACATGGACTCCGTCTTTGGAATTTGATGGCGCCGCGACTGGTATAACATATACGGCGCGCACCGCATCATACACACGCATTGGCAACCGCGTTTATTTTGACTGTTACTTTTTGCTGTCAAACAAAGGATCGGCAACAGGAGCGGCAACAATAAGTGGATTGCCATTTACTCAGAGCAACGCATATCCATTCACATATTCTGTCAGCGTGCAAACAATGGCGTCAGGACTCGGCGATGCCAACATAGACGCTGGCGTAAACTCTTCTGACTATAACGAGATCCGCCTCTATAAACAGTCTGGAGGCTCGCGCACAAACATGACGGAGGCGGATTTTGAAAATGCAACTAACATTATAGTGACCGGCGCCTACCGCGTCTAACCCATGCCACTCGAAAACCAAACAGTCCGCGACGGAGACGCAGGATTCATCGGCTTTGCCAGCCGGTTGAATCCGGTGGCGTTGCCGGCGGGCGTGTTGCAGCTTTCGGAGAACATGCGCTTGGATCGCGGCGCGGCCAAGACGCGGAAGGGTTTCAAGCGGATGGCGGACGGCATTCTGCCGGCCAACACCCCGCTGACTGTGCCATTCACGCTGTCGCCCGCCCCCAACGAGCCGGTGGTGCGCGACAGCTACGAGGGCGGTATCTTTGCCGGTGCCTCGTATCGCTCGCCTTCGCCGGACAATGGCGGTGAGGCGATTGTGTTGGCGGGCGCCAGCGAGGCGTATGTCTACCAAGATCCCTACGCAGCCTACCTGCGGGACAGTGCGGGCAACATCATAACCGACCATCTCGGCAACCCGATCCAGTCGGCCAACTTCCCCGCCACGCTCACCTACCCGTCTGGCGAGACGATCAGCGAGACGGACACCGTAAGCCTGCTCCAAGCGCTGGACCGACTTTACCTGCTGCGCGAAGCATGGATCGGCGAGCAGGGCTACGAGGAGAAGCCGGTCACGGCAAACATCACAGTTTCTGGCACCACAGCAACCGTAACCAGCCCAGCCCACGGCCTGCTGATGGGCATGCGCGTGCGGCTGTCTGGCAGCACAGTGCCTGCCTTTGATGGCGTGGAATACGAAATCGCCTCGGCCTCAACCAACAGCTTCACCGTGACGGTGCCTAGCGGAACGCCAAGCGACACCTCCTTCACCGGCCGCACGGTGCGACGGGTCAAAGCGCCTTTGTTCTGGGATGGCGTCTCTAGCGGTTTTGTCAAAACAATTGGCGGCATTCCCGCCGGTCTCGGCCCGACCTACCGCACGATGCGCAGCGTTGGCTTTGGCGCCTACATTCAAAACCGCATGTGGATACCGGACGGACGCGACACGGTGGCCGTGTCGGACTATCTGGACGCCAACACCTATGACCCTTTTTGGCAGTCTTTCCGCGCCAACCAAGGATCTAACGATTACATCGTCGCCATCCATCCGTGGCGTGAGGGTGCGGTGCTGATCTTCATGCGGCACTCGATCTGGCTGGCCGAGATCAACCAGACCCCAAGCACCGATGGCACCTCCTTCGCTATCGACACACCTGTCACGCAGTTGACTCTGCTGACGCAAGAGGTCGGCTGCGTTGGCCGCCGCACCATCCAGACAGCGGGCAACTTCGTCTACTTCCTCGCCGACAATGGCGTCCACCGCCTCGACACGCAGCTCGACTTGAAGCTGCAAGGCAACACGCTGCCGCTCTCGGACCCGATCAGCGACCAGCTCGACAGCCTCAACTACGAGCTGGCAGAGGACGCTGTCGGTCTTTACTTCGACAACCGCTATTACCTCTCGGTGCCCATCGATGGTGCGCTGGCCGAAGGCCAAGAGGCGGAAGGCAACAACACGCTCTTTATTTACTCGGCGCTCAACCAGCAGTGGGAGACGAAGGACATTTACGGCGCCTCGCTGGACAGTCTCATCGTGAGCGCCTACGAGGCCCGACGCCGAATCTACGCAGTCAACCGCGCCGGCCGCCTCCTGCTGCTTGAGGAGCAAGAGGCTGGCGACGACCCTCTCAGCAGCACGGTGGGCGCGGGCTTTGAGGCGCCGGTGCAAGGCAAGATCCGCACGCGCCGCTATGGCTTCGGCTCTATGCACACCAAGCGCTTCGTCCGCAGCCTCGCCGATGTGGTGCTGCCGGATACCGGCTCGATCAGCGTGAAAGCCTACATGGTCAATCCCGACAGCGAGATCACGCTGGTGCCAGGACAGACCAACACGTCCGGTCTCGCCGAAGACTACACGCTCAAACAGCCCATCCGACAAAAGGCACACTACGCCGAACTAGAATTTCTAACCACGGCCAACCGGCCGGAAATCCGCAACGTCTCCATTGAGGCAACCGTTCATGGCTTGCCGCAGACCGAGACAAGAAACGCAGCATAATTATGGCAAATGTAACAGCAGGATATAACTGGACGAGCGGGGAAGTTGTAACGCCCGCCAAGATGAACTCGGCTGCCACGCCGACCGTGGTGGTCGCCGACAGCGAGGTCACCACGGCCAAGATCGCCGACGCCTCTTCAACCACGACCGGCGTGACCAACGCCAAGCTGCGCCACTCGGCAGCCCTCTCGGTGGTTGGCCGCACCGCCAACACCAGCGGAGCACCGGCCGACATCGCGGCGGCCAATGACGGCGAGGTGCTGCGCCGCAGCGGCACGGCGGTGGGCTTCGGCACGGTGGCCACGGCGGGCATCGCCGATGCGGCGGTGACGGCGGCAAAGCTATCAGGTGCGCAGACAGGTGCGGCGCCGGTCTTCGGCGTGCGGGCATGGGCAAAGTTTGCGGGCCGAGGCAGCAACGGCGCTTGCGTGGTCAATGCCAGCGGCAACGTCACCAGCGTGACGCGGATCAGCAGCGGCGAATACGAGGTCGTTATGGCGACAGCACTTCCGGATGCAAACTATGCAGTCTTGGCGACGGGCATGAGCGGCGATGCGCGCATTACGACATTTACCGAAACAACAACGACGTTTCGTATTGAGTTTCTTAATACGGCTGGCAGCGCGGTGAATCCGGCAGAAGCCAGCTTCATGGTCATCCGATGACGCCATGGCAAAAGGCAAAAGAATGGCACGAAGACCACAACAGCACCGAGGCGTTCGAGGAGCTGCTCGGCTGGCACCTGTCGGCGGGCGTGGTGTATTCGACACCGGACGCCTTTATGCTGGCGCGGGAGGTGCATTGGAACGGGGAGGCTGTCGATGAGGGCGAACCGAACGCTTGGCTGGTCGAGCTGGCTGCGGGCAACGCCGACGCCTTTGGCCGGTTCATGCGCGTTGCGCCTCACCCGCAGCCATGGGTGCTGTGGAGCCGGCGCGGCGAGTCACGCCTCAGAGCATTTCGCTGGGAACAATTAAGCAAAAGAACAAGGAGATAATACTATGGGTTCATCTGGAGGAGGAATGACAAGGCCGGACGTGCAATACGCCGAGCCGATCAACTATGAAGCGCTGATGCGCTCGGCTTCGCAGGCCGCAACAGAGCAGGTCAATGCGCAGTATCGCGCGATGATCCGCAACTACCCGAAGCTGGAAGCCCTAAGCCTCGGCACGGCGGACAAGATCGCCGCCAACCTGCGCACACCGGAGACGACTGACGCACTGCGCGCCATCCGCGATGGCATGTCGCTGTATGCACCGGAGGACCGCGACCCGACCAGCATTGAGCGCCGCCTCTACGACGACGCCGAGCGCGACTTGGCCTTGGGCCGGTCGCTGTCGGCAGAAGATGAACGCATGTCGCAGCAGGCGGCCCGTGGCGCCTTTGCAGCGCGCGGGCTTGGCACCTCGCTGGGCAGCGCAGCGGCCGAAGTTCTGGGGCGCCAGAGCATGGCGGACCAGCGCGAAGCCGAGCGGCGCAACTTCGCCTCAGCGGCCAATAACATGCTGACGCAAAACGTGGGCGCCCGCCGACAGGCTATCGCCAACCTCAACTTCGCCGGAGCCGGAAACCTTATTCATGCCGACCCGTATGCTCGCGCGCTTGGACCCGCGCTCAACTACAGCGGCGGCACTCTGGGCAACCAGATGCAGCAGATGACTAGTGCGTTTGGCAATGCGACCGGCATGGCGGGGGATGTGGCGAGCTTCAATATGAATGCCATCGATTCCCGCGCCAACTCGGCGATGAACAACTGGGCGGCGATGCGCGGCGCGCAGATGAATGCTGGGGCGATGAACAACGCGGCGACCATGGGCATGATCGGGAGCATCGGCGGCGGTCTGCTCGGCGGCGCGGGCTTTGCCCTCTCTGACAAGCGCGAGAAGAAAGACATCAAGCCGCTCGGCAAGGCTGGCAGCGTGCTTGGCCTCACCGCCTACGAATACAAATACAAGGGCGAGGACAAAAAGCACAAGGGCTTCATGGCTCAAGACGTGCAGAAGGTGCTGCCAGAGGCGGTAACTGAAGTCGATTACAAGGGCAAGAAACGGCTGGCCATCAAGCCGGCTGTCATTGGCGCTGCCCTCGCTGAAGAACTGATGACCGCCAAGGCGGCTTAATTAAGAAGGAGATCAAAACTATGTTTGCTTATAATCCAACACCAGACCGCTCGGGAGAGATCCTCGGAGCGGGACAGATGCAGGCGGCTCAAACTAACGCGCAGATGATGGGCCAGCTTGGGCAGGATATTGGCGGGGCGCTGCAGTCAATTGGCGGCATGTATGGCGCCGTCAGCGAAAAGAATGCGATGGGCGATTCGGCGTTCGATGCCATCTCTGCCATCGGCCAAATGTATCCCGGCATGAAAAAGATTTCGTCCGCCCTTGAGGGCGTTGACCCGCGGACGCGCCGGCTGGCGGCAATGAGTATCTTGGACAACCTCGGCGCCATTTCGCAGCTGGGGATTGCTGGGATGAATACACAGACCCGCCGCGACCAACAGGCGCTGACGGCCCGCGGACAGGAAATCACGGTTAACATGCCAGCCGCTCGCGCGCAGCAGAACGCCGCGTCGCAAGTGGCCGCCGGCCAAGGCCGCGTCACGACGCTGCCTCCCAACATCAACCCTGACGTGATTCCCTAACATGCCTCCACGCAGAAACAACCAGCAGGTTATCGAACCGCCGCTTCCCAACGACGCGCTTGATGTCGGCGAGGAGCCGTTGCCGGACATGGCGCTTGATGCGTTTCCCGGCGAAGATCCGATGTTTGCCGACGATCTTTACGGGGCTGAAGTTCCGACCGATGTCTACAATGATGTCGCCGCGGAGCCGCTACCAGAGACCGGCATGGGCTTTGACTTCACCAAGCTCAACGTGCAGACCCGCGAGGACTTTGATGCGCTGCCGGTCGAGCAGCAGGAATTGCTCAAGGCCATGAAGCGCGGCGTGCAGTTCACGCCGGAGGGTGCAGCGCAGTTTGTGCTTAAGCAGCAGGAATCACGCATGCAGCAGCAGCAGAAGATGGCTATGATGCAGGCCGATCCGGTGCGGCAGGAGCAGACCCGCAAGCTGAAGACCGAGGCGGACATCGCCGAAGAGAACCGGATGAAGTCGATGCAGAAGACCTTCGACACGGCGTCGTACATGGACGACTTGCTCGAGAAGGTGAAGACGCACCCTGGGCGGCAATACGCCACGGGCAAGAGCAGCATCCTGCCGAAAGTGCCGGGCACCGAGCCGGCAAACTTCCAAGTGCTGCTTGATCAGTTGCAGGGCCAGCAGTTCATGCAAGCTTACGAGACACTCAAGGGCGGTGGTCAGATCACTGAGGTCGAGGGCCGCAAGGCGACCGATGCCATGGCGCGGATGAACCCGCGGCAGAGCGAGGAGTCATTCCTGCAGGGCGTGAGCGAATTTCAAAACATCATCCGCGCCGCCAAGGAGCGGGCCAGCGCCAAGATTCAACCGGCAGGTTCCCCATCCACGCCGGCCGCCGAAAGCGCGGCCCCGCGTCAGCGTAAAACAGTAGCAGGAACAACCTACGAAAAAGGAGCTGACGGAAGATGGTACCAAGTTCGCTAG